GAAAGGTTAGCGCTGCTGAGTCTAAAGTCACACACATACTCGCAGATCATGGAGGCAGCATGTTGAGACAGGCCATATTTGATGCGGGTAAACTTGAGGCATTGTCGGCTGCTGCAATCATACGAGCATTAGCAACTGGTGTAAAAAGCGGCCTGTTTATCAACACCAGAGACGGGAAGGCGGCTCGATATTCGTTGACTGCCGAACCCGAATTAGAAGAGCCAAACGACTAATGTGTAGCACGTGTCGCACAACGTGTAGCAAGTATTTTGAGACACGTAACGTATCGCACGACGTGTCTCAAGACGTGTAGCACTATATATATATATGAGACACGTGAGACACGTCATGATCAGATGATACTTACACTACGTGTCTCACTACGTGTCTCAACTGTCAACACGGCTACATCGCCGCTTTTGGAGAGCGGCGAGTGTTACGCCGAATTGATTTTGACTGCCCCCGGCAACCGAGGGTAGCAAGGAAATAAAAATGACATGCTCACGCTGCGGGCAACCGCTCACCAACGCCGATCCCATCGCCTGGGCCGGAATTCCTATGATTTGTCAGTCCTGCGCCGCGATACCCAAGCGCGAGGCCACGCAGGCCGATCTCGACGCGATACCCAAACGACGCGGCCCGCACAAACGCCCGTTCGAGCTGCCCATCGCGCCGCGAGTCGAATACCTGGAATAATTGGCTCTTGACGCGCCCGCCGTTTTGGGGTATGCTGGGGGCAGGTGAGCTATATGTGTTCCGCGAAAATCACACCAAAAAAACGAGCTGCATTCCTTCGCAATCTCGCTGAGTTTGGAAATATAAGTTTGGCCGCTAAAGCTGCTGGTGTGTTGCGGCGAACGCCCTATGATTGGCGCGAGCGTGATCCCGTATTCGCGCAGGAGTGGGACGACGCGCTAGAGCAAGCCTGCGACCTCCTGGAACTAGAGGCACGCCGACGTGCCCTCCACGGCTGCGACAAGCCGGTGTTCTATCAGGGCGAGCAGTGTGGGGTGATACGCGAGTATTCGGACACACTCGCAATCGTGCTGCTCAAGGCGCACCGACCAGATAAGTTCAGGGAGAACATCAAGACCGAGCAGAGTATAACCCATGAGTTTGCCGATCTCACAAACGACGAACTACTTGAGCGAGCGCGACGCTTGCTTGCAGGAGATGGCGCGGCGCGGGATGTTGTTGCCTGACATCTCCTCTCCCGCCGACCTCGCGGCGCGTGTAATGCGGGACTTCGTGTGTCCGCCGCACATCGCGCTGCTCAACTCCACGCTCGTGGACGTGGCCGAGGGGCGGATCACTCGCTTGCAGGTGCATATGCCGCCGAGGTGTGGCAAGTCGCTCCTGTGCTCTCAGTATTTCCCCGCCTGGTTCCTGGGTAGGTTTCCAGATAAGCGAATTATCCTCGCGAGCTACGCCGCCGAGTTTGCTGCGAGCTGGGGCCGCAAGGCGCGGAACATTCTGGAGGAGCACGCTGATGAGCTATTCGGCTGGCACATAGAGCGCGACTCACGGGCGTCTGATCGTTGGGATATAGCGGGCCATACCGGGGGCATGATAACAGCGGGTCGTGGTTCTGGCGTTACTGGCAAGGGCGGTCATATCATTTTGCTCGACGACTGTTTGAAGGACGCGGAGGAGGCGAGTAGTCAGACGATCCGCGAGGGATTGTGGGACTGGTATCGGTCAACGCTCTACACTCGGCAGGAGCCTGGCTGCGCGATAATCGCCATTGATACCAGGTGGCACTCCGATGACTTGGGCGGGCGGCTGGATGCCGAAGAAAAGCTTGGCGGTGATAAGTGGGAGCGGGTTGTGTTCCCTGCGCTGGCCGAGGGTGATGATATCCTAGGTCGCGTCGAGGGCGAGGCGCTTTGGCCCGAGCGGTTTAGCTCAGATAAACTACAAGAGATCAAGCAAACCCTCGGATCGTATTTCTGGAGCAGTCTTTACCAGCAGCGCCCGCAGCCGGAGGGCGGCTCGGTGTTCAAGCGGTCGTGGTTCCGCTATTGGCGGATGGCGGATGGGTATTATATTCTTTCGCGGGATGGGCACGACGAGACCGTTGACCCGGCGGACTGCTGGCGATTCCAAACAATCGACGCGGCGGCGACTGAGAAGGAAACCGCAGACTATTTCGTGTGTAGCACCTGGGCGGTGACGCCGAAGTCCGATCTGTTGCTGCTTTCGGTGTTTCGCGAGCGGGCCGAAACGACGAAGCACGCTGAGATACTCAAAAATCAATACCGGCGGTGGGGTCCAGCGTGGCAGGGCGTTGAGTCGGTGACGTTCGGCATTAACATCATCCAGGACGCGCGGAATAGTGGGCTACCAATCCGTGCGCTCAAGGCCGACAAGGACAAGGTTTCGCGGGCGCGAAACGTGGCGGCGCGGTATGAGATAGGCAAGGTATTCCACGCGCTCGGTTCCGACTGGCTTGACGACTACGAGACTGAGATGTTAAGCTTTCCAACGGGAAAACACGACGATATGGTGGATACCGCGAGCTACGCGGGCGTGGCGTTATCCGAGATGGGCCGGGGTGACAACTGGCTCGATGACAAGCCCAAACAAGAAGCCGAGCCGGAGGATAGCACGAGCGGTCAGCGGTGGTATTGAGAGAGGAGTGAGGTATTATGGGTAAATATCAACAGTTGTCTGACCGCCTTGACCAACTCGCTTTACGCGTTTGCGAATTAGAACGGTTGCCTGATTTCCCTCGATGCGCTGAATGTGGTGGCGTGCTACCGGGGATATGGCCGGTGCGCAAATGCGTCTTATTTGATTCCGAGGTTGATAAAGAGTGCAGATGCAAGTTGCACCCTCCCGTCCTGTGCGACCGCAACGGGACGGTGCTGCGTGACGGGGATATTGTGCGTTATCCTGGATGGGATGTAGATATCTCGTTTATTTTAGATTGCGGAGGCAGTTTATGTGTGCCTCCCGGGAACGGAAAACTTAATCTGGTTTCGTTCATCTACCGCGACTGCGTCCTCTGGAAGCGGTATTGACGAAAGGGGCGAGGAAATGAAATCAAACGAATACAAGGATTTGGTAGAGGAAATCCGGCGGCGGCTGGACGCGCTGGAGGTGTGGGCGAGATCTGTAAAACTCTCTCCTCACTTCGGCACTGATGGTATTTGCGGGATGCTTCCCGATGCTCCTGCCCTGTGCGACCGGAACGGGACGGAGTTGCACGAGGGCGATTTCGTTCTAGGCACAAATTACGATACCGCTGCGCCAACTGAGCCATTTCCTCTACCACACCAACCAGTTCACCTCTTATGCTATTTGGCTCGCAATACTATTCTTTGGAAGCGTTCTTGACAACTCGCCAATTTTGGCGTATAACGCAGGTAGATTTCGCAGGAGGTATTCGTTATGTCAGTGCAACCCGAACCTTTCCCGGAGCGGAACGACGACGGTACGCTTGTTACACAACCAAGCCCGGAGGTAGACAATGCGCAACCAGAGCAGGCAGTTGGCGAAGTGCCGGTGGCGGCGGATGGCACGAGTGAACCCGTGGAACAGTTTGCCGATGCAACTCCGGTTGTTGAGGATGCTGGACCCGAACCCACATCTGAGCCAGTTGAAGCAACAGTTGTCGAATCCGTAGACGAGGACCTTCCGCCGAACTTCTACCGGCTGCCCGACGGCAACGTGGAGATGGACTGAGATGCCGCTAATTAAGGGCAAAAGTCGTAAAACTGTTAGCACCAACATCGCCGAGTTTCACACGGGCAAGACCTATGCCGCGACTGCTGCGAAGTTCGGCAAGAAGAAAGCCGATAAGCAGGCCGTAGCCGTCGCGTTGGAGACGGCGCGGCGAAGTGGGAAGCGGAAGAAGCTGGTGAAGAAGTGACCCCCGCGCGAATCATCCAGAAGCCCTCTGTGCCCGCGATCTTTGACAAGCGCATCGAGCGGCCCAAGAAGAAGCGGAAGAGAAAGGTCGTGAAGTGAATGTTTTGTTTTACGCCGATGTCGTTCCTCCAGGAAGTGTGTGTGGTTGCCATCGCGTTCCTGACCTGGCGGATATGCGAAGTCATCTTCGGGCTGCTGCACAGGCCATGAGCATTCTTGAACGTCTTGTCAACTCGAAGCCTAAGCCGGGCTGTTGCCTTATTCGCCCGAGAGATGCCATCAAGACGGAGTTGATCGTCCTGCCTGAGACGTGGCGGCGCGGGTCGTTCGCCGACTGCCGGCAGGGGTTCGGGCAGGTGATCGCGGTGACTCCCAACGGGCACGAGCCGGGCTTCACAGTGGGTGACTGGGCGATATTCGACCGTATGAGCGGCATGGACTTCGCGGACGGCGCGAAGGACACGGAGGAAGTTATCTGTCTCGTGCGGAACGACGATGTGATGTGTGTCGTGGAGTAACGAATGCCTACAAAACCATTTGCCCTTGAAGAACTCGAAACCGAGGATATGGAACGATTGTCTGCCGATTTGGACCTTGCGTTCAACAATTCGTGGAACGCGGGCCAGGAACGGCGCGAGCTTCGGGAGGGCTGGCGTGACACCTATTGGGGTGAATTGTGGGAAAAGCCCTTGCCGTGGATGTCCAATGTTGATATGCGGCTTGCGAAGTATATCGTGGACGCCTCAGCCAAGAAGTACGCCAACGCTGTATTCGGTTCCGACCCCCTGTGTGAACTTCAGTCACGAGTCCCCGGTGGCGATGACGACGCCAAAGAAGAACAGAACTATCAGCAGTTTTGGTACGACGTTATCCGACTCCGCGTCAAAGGCTATATGGCAATCCTCTGCGCGATGATCGACGGCGAAACCTGGCTATGGCCTTCAGCGAAGCGGACGAGCAAGCCCGAAATCAAGGGCGGCGGGAAACCGATCACCATTGACCAGCTTGATGTAGTCCCTGATTTGCGCGTGATCCTTGCTGATGACACGATGTTGCTCCCGTTTGAGGCTCCCACCTTTACCCAGGCGCGAGGCGCATTTGCGAGGACGTATTATCGCTGGGGCGACTTACTTGCCTTTGCCGACAGCGGCAAGATGTATGATGATGCGGTAGAACGGCTCAAGACGAAGTGGCAAGAGGGCAATCCCCAGACCGCGAAGCAGCGACAGCAAGGCGTTGATACGACCGCGCCCAATAATATCTGGGATGCTTCTTTCGAGTGTTGGGAGGGCATCTATCGCTGGACAAAGCCCGAAGAGAATGAGGAGCGCGTCTATCTCATGACGCTTTACTGCCCGCTACTCCAGGGTGATACCACCGTGATAGTTCTCAAGATGACGGAGTATACGCAGTTCTACGGCGACCAGTGGATACCCTGCCCGATTATCTGCGACCCGGTTCCTAACTCACTACATGGCAATTCGGCGGTTGCCGACCTCCAGGGCTTCCACGACTGGATAAACGCGACGTTCAACCAGGCTACAGACGCGCTTTCTATTTCGATTATGCCTCCCCGAGCTGCAGGCTTGACCGCAAAAGGCAAAAACATGAAGTATGAACCGGGTGCTATCTGGGACGTGTCGCCCGGCGATGTTGCTGAAGTCCGATCTGACCCTGGTGTGTTCCGTGGTATCCAAGTTGGGTTGTCGATGATCGACGACGTGCGCGGGATGGCTGCGCGGCTCAAGAACGCGGACGACACCTCGATAGGCAAGGTCGAAGCTGGGGACAAGACAAAGTATGAAATCGGCGCGGTGCTCCAGGCATCCGATCAGATGCAGGAACAACACATCACTTCATTGCAGACCGGGGCGGACGAAGGCCAGGGGTTCAAGGCGTTCTACGAGATGCTTTTCCAGATCACGAAGCAGTTCTTGCCGAAGCGTCCTCTGATGTATCGGTCCCCGAAGTCTTCCGACAAAGACCCGTTTACGACAATCGACCTCAAGGTTCACCAGGGCAGCTATGACTTCATTCCCACGGGTTCTTCGATGTCAAGCAGTGCGCAGGTGAAGTACGCTAAGGCTCAAGCCCAACTTCAAGCTGGTATGGCGTCTGAGTTCTGTCAGATCAGCGCATTGATGACGCCAGAAGAAGTCTTGACCGTTATGAAGCTCAGATGGAGACTACAGGCAGACTTCCATTCGGCGATAGGTAATCCACATCCTGAATCGGCAATAGGAGGCGAACCGACAGATGTCCAATCAGCAATGGTGGCGGCGGATGCCAATCCTGCGTTTGCTCCAATCATCGGACAAATCATGCAGCGACTCACGGCCCAGCAATCCGGTGGCAGTCCTGGGCCCGGAATGGTTCAGCCTGCGACAGGTGGTCCCGGAGGAGAAGGACCCGGCGCAATTGAAGCGGGAGGCGGAGGCGTTTCGCTCCCTACTGGACAGCAACGAATGGCCTTACCTGCTGGCGCGGCTGGAGGAAATGGGCCAGTCGGTAGCGGAGTCCCTAATCAACCTGGGATGGCGTGACGACGATGACGCCAACAGCTATCTTATGAAAGTATCTCAGGCTCAGAATATCATAGCCACATTGCGAACGGTGGCAAGCCTGCCGCGCGGCGTGGTAGCGCGTTACGAAGAATCTATGGAAGTAAAGGAGCGAGTACATGCCAGACGAATTCGATGAAGCAGGGAATCCGATAGAGACGCCGCCGGACGATGCGCCGGACTCGGTAGTTGCTGCAACTGCCGAGCGCGATGAGATGGCGGGTCGGGCACGGGCAGCCGAGGCAGCCAAAAAAGTGGCTGAAGAACGAGCAGAACGGGCCGAGGCATTGCTCAGGGGGAACAATCCGCCCCCGCCAGCGCAACCGACTGGACTCACTGAAGAACAGTTCTACGAGTTGCTACAAGAACCTGCGAAGTTCCAGGCGTTTATCGACCAGCAGTCTGATCAGCGAGTTCAGGCGGCGATTCAGAGAACCGTGGCGCAACTTGTGCCTCAACTGGATTCACTACACGAATCCACATTGTCAAGCGAGATTCCTGATTGGAAAGACATTCGTGAGGATGTCTTAGTCAACATGAAAGAGGTTGGCTACGACTCTATTACTGCACTCAAGGCGAATCCCACAGCGTTCAAGATGGTCACAAAGGCCGCGCGTGCTGACTATCTTTCTCGCAAGCCGGTAGCTACTTCTGAGGATGAGGAAGAGGAATCCGACAATCGTTCGGCGATGCTCGCTCATGGCACGTCTTCCGGTGGTGGAACCGCAGGCAAGAGGTCTGAGTGGGGAAATTATCAGCCGAGCGACCTTGAGAAGCGTATCTGTGCGGAAGAAGGCCTCAAACCCAGGGATTTCATTGCGAAGTATATCGACAAAGAAGCCGGTGACTATGTAGCGATGCCGAGAAAGAAGGCCGCGAATGCCTAGACAGAAGCCGCCGCTCGACCCGCCGGATGTTATACTTGCTCGCCAAGAGGCGCAGCCTGAAGATCCAGCAACCGTCCTCGTCAAAGATGCCTCCGGGAACCTGATGCAGCACTTCTCGGAGAAGAACGTTACTTTCAGACCCTATAAGGGCCATATCCCCAATCCGAAGGCGGTAGATAAACTGAAACCGTCTATGGGTCAATGGGACTATAAGTGGTGCAGCATATACGAAGTCGAAGACCACAAAACCGGAAACTGGGACATGGTGGAGTGCGACATCAAAGACCCCAATGGCCGGGACTTCTACAGCAGTGAGTGTTACACTCCATTTGCCCGTGGCAGCAAGGTGGATATGTATATCCATAGGTCAGACTCGATCTTGTGTCATCTGAACCTTGACGACTCTCGCGGAATCAACGACCGTATCGTGCTCCGCTCAAATCCGGCTCCTACTCCCGCTCAGGCTCGGCAGGAGATGATCGACGCCGGCGCATGCGAGGCGAGCGCGAAGTTCGAGCAGACCGAGGACAAGATCGA